ATTCATATAAAGTTTTTACAAGAGTAAGGGGTACTGCGATATTTGGATTCCCGGGGTATCCAGATTCTGATGGGGGTGCTTATCACTGGGTAGATGTAACTCAGGCACAGCAATTAACTATTACAAGAACAGACGAAGCTGACACAGATCCTGATATGCCTACTTTTAATACTCAATTTAATGCTACTCCCGGTGCTTATTATTTTAAAAAATTTACAACAACAGGAGTTACAAATCCAATAACTTGGAATATGTCTGGAGGGACTATATCTTCCAGCGAGCCAACCTCTAGCACAACCACTACATCTTTGCAGAGAGAGGAAGATGAAACAGCATTTATACAAGTACAAGCACCCTTCCAAGCAGAACAAAGTGCTACAGGAACTTTAAGCTACACAGGAGGCTCCGCGGTTAGTACCTTTACAGTTACAACCGCTCCAGCACCTGACGGCAATCCTACTCCGGGCAGTGGAGCAACAGGATTTGGCCTTGAAATATTTAATGAAAATGGAACCCAAGTTATTTTTGGTACCTCTCATTCTTCTGCGGGATATATTGCGGAGGGGACATTCAGCGTGCCGAGTGCTCAAACTAGAATATATCCTACTATTGGAACAATCGCAGAACTTAACGGAACAACAGCAGATGAAGTAGAGATAATTTTAGTATTAGATACACAAAATAATACAGATGCTTTTAATCAGTTAAACACATTTGCATCTAGTTATACAAAAAATGGTGATGGCACTTTTACTATAAGAAATCTTAGTAGTTTTAATGCCATTTCGGGGACTTACATTGTCATACGGTCTTAAAGTATTTAACGGAGCAAACCACGTAATAATAGATGGAGAGTCTTCTACTTTTCAGACTCTTCAGGTTTCTAGTTCTGTCAATTCAGGTTCGGGCGCTGTATCAACGGGTGCACTTATTATGGGCACGCGAACAAGTTCAGGACTTGTCGGAGGGCAGACCAGCGGAGCCACTTTTATTCCTATTAGTCCTAGCATGTCTTGGACAACACTGGCAAAAACATCTAGCCTTACAGGTATTCAAAATACAAATGTGCCTACAGGAGCTGCGGGAGATTATGGATTACAAGTAAGAAATGCCGACAACAGATTATGTTACGATAGTAGACTTCACGCAAATGGGTTGGGAATGTCTCTTTCTAATGTATACCCCAGTCAATCCTTATCAGGAGGTAATATAGCAACCCCTAATGCCCTTAGTCAACAACTAATTAATCGAGGAGCTCTTAAAGGAAGCGTTATAGCTGAGGGATTTTCTTCAACAAATCCTCCTTATGTTTCTTTAAATTCAAGTTTTACTTCACAAAATCTTCTTCCTGGTAATAATATATATTGGAGCAGTTTTTACTTTGATTATTACAACAGTCCACATAAAGTATATTTTTTAAACGGAGGCTATCTTGACATACCAGATATTGGCCTCGGAGGCTATTTTGCCCTGCCAAACTTTTCCACTATTATTGTAGCGAATGTTTTAAGTTAATGGAGAAATAAATGACAATTGAACATGTATTAAAATATAACCAAGATACAGGAGATATTGTATCTATCTTTTCTGTTCCTGGAGGAGGGCCGCCTACAGAGGGAATAATTGAAGGCGAAGAGCCTATGTGTTATAAAAACTATGAAACCCGAATAGAGGGGTCGTGGGCTTATTTTATGGAAAGATATTATATTGACGGAGGAGGTAACTTAGTAGATCGCGGAGCAAAAACAAATGAGCTACAAACTTGGAACGGTACCGCATGGGAGATAACCTTAGCAAACTTTTTGGCAGACGTTCGTAGAAAAAGAGACTCTTTATTATTTCAGTCGGACTGGACACAGATTCCTGATTCAACTCTAAACGAAGATCAAAAAAGCGACTGGAGAACCTACAGACAAAATTTAAGAGATGTAACTAAGGATATTATTTCAAACTCTGCTCCCTACTTATCCTTGACAGCCGAAGTCGCTTGGCCAACCAAACCAGAATGATACCAACTAAATTTAGTTCTTGACTTTATAGGTCTTTTAAAGTAGAATACGAAAATGAGTAAAGAAGTAACTACAATATCCCCTGAGGGACTTGAAGTAGCAAACTGTTATTTGCAATTCGGAAATATTCGAGCAGTTTGTGAAATGATGCAAGTTGCCGAAGAAAAAGTAGTTGAACTTTTAAATAAACGTGAAGTTAAAAAGTATATTGACACTGTATACCTTGATATGGGGTACAGAAACAAAAATAATATTGCAACTGTTCTTGATGAGATGATTCAATCAAAACTAGAAGAGGCTCAAGAAACAGGCGTATATTCTAATAAAGACTTGGCTGATCTACTGCAGATGGCTCACCGAATGCGAATGGATGAAATTAAAGCACAAGCGGAACTGACTAAAGCAGAGACTACAAATATAAAAACTCAAAATAACGTACAAATTAATAATGAGAGTTTACCCTTCGGCCAAGGAAATTATGGAAAGCTGATGGAGAAACTTCTCAAGGAGGGATAATCCTAGAGAAATTTAATGCTCGCAGAAATTGCGATTGCAAACGCAGCTTTTGGTGTGATAAAAGAAGCCATCGGCAACGGTAAAGACCTGTATGAGATGGGCGGGGTAGTCGCACAATTTTTTGATCAAAAAACTGCTTTACAGAAAAAGTCAAATAAAAACGGATACAAGAGCGATATGGAAGCCTTCATGGAACTTGAGAAGATCAAGGAAATGGAGGACCACTTGAAACAACAAATGATCTGGGCAGGCCGCCCAGGAATGTGGGACGATTGGTTAGCTTTTCAAAAACAAGCTAAAGAAGAAAGAGAGCGAGCAGAAAGAGAAGCTAAACAAGCAAGAGCAGAGTTAATGCAAACGCTGCTATACTGCTTTTACGCTATTTGTGGTTTAGTTATTTTTGTCCCTGCTTTATTTCTTGTACTGACTATACTAAAATGAATGAATTAGAAAAGCAAGTTAACCATATTGAGAACGAGCTGCAAGTACATGCAATTCAATGTGAAGAAAGATGGAAAACTATTTTTGCTCGCATCGAAGAAGTAGAGAGTACGCTACAGCGAATGGAAGGTAGAATTATTGGAGCCTCCGGTATAATTATAATGTTTTTACTAGGGTTAATAGTAGCACAGGTAATGTAATGAAAAGAGGACGAAGCCCAGATTTTGAAAAGTATGTCAACATGAGAATTGCCCAGCTTAAACAAGACCAGGAAAATGCTCACGATGATTACGATAAACAATGGTACAATCGTATCATTCAAGAACTATGCTGGGCAAAAAGTCAACAGCATGATTGTTATTTTGATGAACTACAAAATTGGAAGGACAATTATTCATATCTTCCATAGACGCAAAAGCGCATGAGAAAACTAATGCCAGCAGGAAAAGGTACTTACGGAAAGAAAAGAGGACGACCCGCCAAAAAAGGAAAGAAGAAAAAGGCTATGGGCAAAGGTTTATCTGCCAAGCAAAAGAAACTTCCTCCCGCACTAAGAGCTGCAATTATGAGGAAGAAAAAGCGAGGTAAAAAGTGATTGATTTAGCAATAGGAGGTGTAATTGGGTGGTTCGCTCATGTGGCGTGGGCTAAGTGGAAGCACTTGCTTCCTTCTTTAGCTGAAGAGAATAAGGATGGCAGCTAGACGAAAAAAGGCAGCTAGAAAAACTAAAAACATTCCTACAAATAAAAAACTATACGCCAGAATAAAAGCAAAAACCAAAAGAAAGTTTGCAGTTTATCCGAGCGCATATGCAAATGCTTATTTAGTACGAGAGTATAAAAAAGCAGGGGGGAGATACCGTCGTGGCTAAAGGTGGACTTACAAAATGGTTCAAGGAGAACTGGGTTGACTTAGGCAGGCCAAAAAAGGGCGGGGGCTACCATAAGTGTGGGCGCAAGAAAGCAAAGAAAGGGCGTAAAAAATACCCAAAATGTGTTCCTGCTTCCAAAGCTGCAAAAATGACTAAAAGTCAAAAGAGATCTGCAGTGCGGCGTAAAAGAGCAAAAGCACAAGGAGTTAGAGGCAAGCCTACTAGGGTAAGAACCTATGCCCGCAAAAAAAGAAAAACAACTCGTAGGAGAAAGAGAAGATAATGGAAAAAGTTTCTTCTGTTAATGGAATTCCTACTTCTTTTTCAAAAGAGTATTCAACTCAAACAGTTGCTAAGGTAGAGGACAATAAGTATAAAATAACAGATACAATTTATACTGTAACTACTTATGACAGGGCCGGAAAATTAGATGTATTTACTAATATTCGGTATTTGGATTATATAGCATAATGGCCGCAAAAAGGAAAGGTAAAAAAAGAGACTCAAGATTAAAGAGGGCAGGAGTAGCAGGCTACAACAAGCCAAAGCGTACTCCTAGCCATCCGAAAAAGTCACACATTGTTGTGGCTAAAGTAGGAAGTAAGGTCAAGACTATTCGTTTTGGCCAGCAAGGAGCAAAAACTGCAGGGAAGCCTAAAAGGGGAGAAAGTGCACGCATGAAAAAGAAGCGTGCTTCATTCAAAGCCCGACACCGCAGAAACATTGCTCGAGGCAAGATGAGTGCGGCATACTGGGCAAATAAAGTAAAATGGTAGGAGATACTATGAAATATTTTTTAGCTCTGCTAGCTATTATCTCAACCACTGTAGCAGCAGAAACCGTTATTAACTACGATGATGGATCAACGTACACGCTTAAGGAAGGGCAAGAAATCTATATCAGTAATACTAATAGTTCGTTGTTTAAAAGACAACTAATGAAAAACAAGGACACGTTTTTTCGTGTACAAAAGCCTTGGACATCTAGAGACTACGTACCAGAACCACAAGACCCTTTTCAACCTGGGTCTCATGAATGGTGTAAAGCCTATATTCCTTGGAGCGAAGGACTTACATTTGACATGATTACATGGAACCGGCATTGTGATACTGATAATGATGGAAAATATGGATGCGGCGACGATACGTTCGACTCATCCGAAGAGGGGAGTGTCTGCTCTCCGTAGAGATATACCATGGCAGATGAAGAAGTAGTAACAGCGGATAAAGAAGTTGTTAAAAGAATGGACATAAATGGCGATGGTCATTTATCCAAAGAAGAATACGAAATGGAACTGGAGTTTCGACGAAGGGAGTTAGAAGATGCCGATGCAATGCGAGATGCCCAAAGAAACATGGCTTGGTTTGCTTTGTTTGGCATGTTGGTATATCCTTTCGCTGTTGTTGGTGCTCAAGTTGCTGGATATGAGCATGCCGCTGATGTCCTTGGAGACATGGCCCCGACCTATTTTGTGGCTGTAGCGGGTCTTGTTGCAGCATTCTTCGGAGCTACTGCTTGGAGTAAAAAGTGATTCTTGATCTGATGGTAACATTCTGGCAGCCAGTAGTTGTGGCTGCCATTATTCTTATAGGTTTTGTGATTAGTATTTTTGACGGACAAGGAGAGTCTCGTGTAAACTTTAAGTATACAGAAATGCCAATCATGAGACCTATACTAATTGATACTGCAACTAAAAAATTCTGGGGTTCAATTTGGCTATGGCTGACTGGAACTCGACGATGGGAAACTGTAGAAGATTTCTACTTCTTCCTAAACGGAGAAGAGTATGTTATTGAAAAGGGTTTTGAATTCGATGGTGCATCAGTACCTAAGTTTCTTGCAATGTGGCTTTCGCCCGTTGGAGTCTTGCTTATGGGTGGTCTTGTTCACGATTATGGGTATAAGTACGCTGAACTGGTAAAATCAAAAAACAAGGAAACTGTAGCAAAAACACAAAAAGAAATGGATATTCTTTTTCGAGATATTTGTATAGAGCAGAACGGATTCAAAGTATTAAATTATTTGGCCTACTGGTCGTTAGGACTATGTGGGTTCCTCGCTTGGAATAGGCATAGAAAAAATGACTAATATTGAACAAAAGCAAGAAGAAGAATTAGTAACTGTTGGCCTTTGGGCAAAAATTAAACATTGGTGGCGTACACTTATACGGGAAGAATGGGAATTAACAGTTTTCTTTCCCGGAGAGGTAAAATTTTTAGAGGACGGTTCACGAATAGAAACCGGAGCCCCTAAAACTTATAGAGCAAAGGAGTTGAAAAAGATTTCTACTACTCATATAATTTTTGTAGATTTGCTCGGTGTAAAACATGAAATAAAAGTTGTAAATCCTGTGGGCTATGATTTAAGGAAAATATACTAATGTTAGGACTAATAAAAGCCATGCCGCTTATGTTAGTTGTAGCTGGAGGTGCATATGCATACCATACTACAACTGTGAGTAAGGCAGAAGCAACAATCGCACAGCTTGAAGCAAATAATGTAACCTTAAAAGAAAATACATCAAAGCTAGAAACAGCCTTGGAAACAGAAACCGCTTCAAGAGAACAAGCAGAAAATAATTTAAGAGTACAATTAGAAGCTGTTGGAAAACTTACTGAAGCAAACAACGAAATGCAGGCAGAGATGGATGACTACTTGTCTATCTTCAAAAGGCACGATCTCACTAGACTCGCCCGAGCAAAGCCCGGGATGGTGGAACCTCGTATTAACAACGGCACAAAAAAAGTTTTTGAACAGATAGAGAAAGATAGTGAAGAGGTGCAAAATGCGGATATTAACTAGTTTTTTAACTATACTATTTTTATCTGGGTGTTCTTTTTTGAAAAATGACCCTCTACCAACCCCCGAGCCTGTCATAAAAACTATAACAGAATATAAAACTTTGGATATCTATCAGCCTCAACTACCTAGAAAAATAGATTTGCAGGATGTAGAATTTTTTGTAGTAACCGAAAAAAATTTAGAAGAGCAGATCGCTCGTATTAGTAAAATGCAGGACGGAACCTTTGTAATCTTTGGATTAACTCCACAAGACTACGAAAATATGGCATTTAATTTACAAGAACTTCGTAGGTATATACGCCAGCAAAAAGAAATAATTATCTACTATAGAGATGCAACAAAAGTAGAGCAGTAAACATGACAATACAAATAAGCAGGGCTGATATCACTGGTGATGCTCTGCATGATTTACAATCTGAGACACGCTTCCTCAAACTTCCAGTAGATCCATATTTGGAACTACTCGGCATTACACCGCTATCTTCTCAGATAGCAATTATAAATGCGATTAATAACCCTAAGTATAGATTTGTATGTGCCGCAGTGAGTCGAAGACAGGGCAAAACATACATCGCAAACATAATCGGCCAACTAGTCTCCCTAGTTCCGAATTCAAACATTCTTATAATGTCTCCTAACTACTCGCTGTCTCAGATTTCTTTTGACTTACAAAGAAGTCTTATCAAGCATTTTGATTTAGAAGTAGTAAAAGATAATGCAAAAGATAAAGTTATTGAGTTGAGCAATGGCTCAACCGTAAGAATGGGCTCAGTAAACCAAGTTGATTCCTGTGTGGGTCGTAGCTACGATTTAATTATATTTGACGAAGCGGCGTTGGCAGACGGACGTGATGCGTTTAATGTAGCACTTCGACCGACATTGGATAAGGATAATTCGAAAGCAATTTTTATTTCAACCCCAAGGGGCAGGAACAACTGGTTTGCCGAGTTTTTTGATAGAGGGTTCAATGATGAGTTCGCTGAATGGTGTTCCATAAGGGCAACATATCGAGATAACCCGAGAATGAGCGAGTTTGATATCGCTGAAGCACGTAAAAGTATGTCGGAAGCAGAATTTCGACAAGAATATGAAGCAGATTTTAATACTTATGAAGGACAAATTTGGAATTTTGACCATGAAAAATGTATCTCTAACAATGAGGCATTGGATACCACTAATATGGATGTATTTGCTGGTCTTGATGTCGGTTACCGTGATCCTACTGCTTTCTGCGTAATTGGTTATGATTGGGATGAAGAACAGTATTACTTATTAGATGAGTATCTGGATGCAGAAAAAACAACGGAACAACACGCAGTAGAAATACAAAAACTAGTATCAAAATGGGATATCGATTTTATTTATATTGATTCCGCAGCACAGCAAACTCGATATGACTTCGCTTTACAATACGATATTTCAACAAGCAACGCTAAGAAATCTGTACTGGATGGCATTGCTCATGTAGCTGCGATTGTAGACAATGACAAATTATTTGTCGATCAACGATGCGCTGAGACCTTGTCATGCTTAGATCAATACCAATGGGACCCAAATCCTAATTTAGCCAAAGAAAAACCAAAACACAATAGAGCATCTCATATGGCAGACGCGCTTCGTTATGCATTGTATTCGTTTGAAACAAGTCAGAGTGGCTTTTAACAACCCCTAACCAAAAATAATGTTTGACAATTTATCTTACAGAGGCTATAATGCAAAGTATGAAAAAGCTCAAAAGAGACCCTGTGAAGTACATAAGGGACCGAGCAAAATCAAAATATAAAAAAGACAATGAGTGTTACATTTGTGGAGCAGAAAAAGAACTAGACTTCCATCACTTTTACTCTCTCGCCCCTCTTCTTCGTAAGTGGCTGAAGCAAAAAAGCAAAGAACGGCCAGCGCACTATACAGACGAGTATATTGTAATATGGAGAGACGAATTCATAGAAAATAACTGGGCAGAGTTATACGATCACACAGTTACTATATGTCATGCACACCATAGAGAGTTGCATAAAATTTACGGACGAAATCCAGGACTTGGAACAGCGACTAAACAAATGCGCTGGGTAGACATTCAAAGAGAAAAGCATGGCATGGTATAATTTTTGGAAAAGAGATGAAGATTTAGAAGAAAAACTAAATCCTGCTCAAATACTTGATAACCAAGTATCCGAACACTCTCGTGAGTTTACAACTTCATACGAGAGAATGTA